GCAAAGGCAGCAGATAGAGCAGCAGTACAATTTGCTATGTTAAATGCTCAATACTTAAAAGATGCTGAGGTACAAAGACAAATAAGAGATGATGAAACTAAGACTTTTGCAGAAAGAATTGAAGCCAATAATAAGTTAAATGACATACTTGCAGAACAACAAGAACTTCAAAGAGAGCAAGTTCAAATAGGTATAGACGCAGCACAGCAACAGTATAATATAAACGCAAGTGAAGAAAACTACATAGCCTTACAGGAAGCTAAAGTTGCAATGCTTGAGCTTGAAGAAACTATTACAGGGCAGTTGTCAGAACAAAAGACAAATGCAGTAGCTTTAGAAAAAGAACTTTTAGAAACTCAAAATGAAGTAAGAGCTGAAGGACTTTCAGGACTGCAAAGAGAATTAGAAGAACTTAAAACTGCTTATGAGTTAAAGAAAGAGATGGCTAGAAAGTCAGGAATGGACACTACTGCTATTGAAAAAGAATTTAATAAACAAAAATCACTCCTAATACAAGAAAATGTAAATAGTCAGTTAGAAGCGTTCTCAGGACTTGCAGGAGCTTTAAGTTCTTTAGCAGGTGAGAATAAAGCGTTAGCCGTAGCTTCAGCCGTAATAGATACTTATGTAGGTGCAAATAAAGCATTTGCTCAAGGAGGTGTAGCAGGGTTTGTAACAGGAGCAGCCGTAATTGCAGCAGGTTTAAACAATGTAAAAACAATTATGCAAACAGATGTGCCAAACTCAGGAGGAGGAGGAGGAGTTTCAGCACCTGCACAAGCACCTGCACCTCAAATGATGTCAGGAGCTTTTGAATTAAGTGGAGGAGTAGAACCTGAACCAACTCGTGCTTATGTAGTTACAGATGAAATGACAAACAGTCAAAACCAATTAGCAAACATTAGACGTAGAGCTACAATTTAAAATCAAATATATTAACTATATATCTATTATATAACAGAACCTTAATTACAATCTTAAATAAATACTATGAACACTCCAACACCATTAGGAAAGACTTACGAGCAATACAAAAAAGAATTAAAGGAATATAAAGAAATTAACTTGAGTAAAGTTGAAAGAGTTGAGTTGGCTAATATCAAGGAGTTAGACAAATTTGTAAAAGCTTTAGGTACAGCAGTAAAACAAATTAAAAGTAATAAAAGTAAATTAGGTAAATCTTTAAGAGATATACAAGAACAAAGAAAAGAAGTAGAAAAGCAATACAATACTGCTGTAGAAAACAAAAAAGCAGTTGATTTAGCAGTTAAAAATTCAGAAATACTTTCTAAGCAAATAGTAAAACAAGCAAAAGAATTAGGAGTTAATCCTAGTGAAATACCTAATGTTAGAGAGCTTGTAGATTTAATAGAACAAGCTGAGGGTGCGCAAGAAACTATTGATATGTTTATGAATACTGCAAAAGGAATTATTAATGTATCAGCTTTAAAATAAAATTATGACACCAACTAAAATAGTAGAATTAGTAATTGCAGACGATAGTCAAGAACTAGCTATTGACGCTATCAGTTTAGTAACTTCACCTGCAATAGAACAAGACTTTGTTTACTTTGGAAAAGAAAAGAACAACTTAACATTCGCTAAGGTAGATGAGGAGAAAAGAATGTTGGTTAGTCCTGCACTTATTCCTAATAAGCAAATATTCAGACACGACCCTAATACAGACAGCGACTATTATGTTTACTTTAGTCCTGATACAGTTAGGAAAGCAAGTGAACTTTATTTAAAACATAACAACCACCATAAAGCTACATACCAACATCAAGATAGAGTTTCAGGCGTTCTAACAGTTGAAAGTTGGATTAAGGAAGGTGACCAAGACAAATCTAAGTTATACGGTTACGACTTACCTAACGGCACTTGGTTTGTTAAAATGAAGATAGAAAATGACGAACTTTGGAATAAAATCAAAGAAGGAGAATTAAAAGGTCTTTCAATAGAAGGCTACTTTACTAATAAATTTGAACAAATGCAAAAGAAAGAATTTACAAACGAAGAAGTTAAGACAGCACTAAAAGAATTGTTAAGTGTTCAGAAGGTTGATTTAAGTATAATGGATGACGCTGCTAAATTAATGGATTTAGGTAATTCATTTTATAAAGAAGCTGTACAAACACAATCAAATGCTCAGGGAGGGTGGAAACTTTCAGCACACAATTACGATAGAGCTATTAAGATATATGAAAAAGCACTAACAATGGCTAAAGAATTAGGTTCTAAAGAAGCTATAAAAGACATAAGTAAACAAATTACAATAGCTTCAGGAAAGCAGAAAGAAGCTTTAAGTTACGAGAAAAAATTAAACTTATAATATGAAAACAAAACAAGAACAAATACTAAGTGCTTTAAACAAGCTAATAAGAGAAAACAAAACTGAACTTAAGACTGAGAAGGTTGAGTTGGGAGTTGCTGATGATTTAAAAAATATAGTTAGTGATGCTAAAAGAATAATTGGCTTACAAGAAGATGGTTTTAAATGGGGAGAAAAAGCAGAAACTCAATTTAAAGAAGTAAAAAAAGTAATTTCTGATGCAGAAGGAATTACTAGAGGTGCTATAAGACAAGCAGGTACATTAAAGAAAGAAAGTGATAAAGTCTTGAATAAAATAGAAGTTCAAGCAAAAGAATTAGGAGTGCCTGTAAATGATGTGAAAGGATATAAAGAAGCAAATAAATTAATAAATGAAATGTTTGAAAATCAAAATGCTTTAAATGGTTGGAATGAAATGTTAAAGAAAATTCTGTAACCCTAATAAAATCTAAAAATCAAACAAATAAATAATTATTCTATTATATAACAGAACTTAAAAAATAAACTATGGATTTAAAGACGCAAATTTTAGTAGCACTTGGACTTGACAAAGAAGAAACAATCTCTTTAGAGTGGCAAGCAAAATCAGAAGATGGAACTATTTTCGTTTCAACTGCTGAAGAATTAGAAGCAGGAGTGGACATCTCAGTATTAACTGAAGATGGTACTACAATTTTATTACCTGTTGGAACTTACAAGACTGATACAGGAGTATCTTTCAGAGTTGAAGAAGAAGGTATTGTTGCTGAGGTTATTGAAAGCGAAACTGAAGAAGTAGTTGAAGAAGAAGAAATGGAAGTTACTGAAGAATTAGCTGAAGAAGCAGATGTTGCTGATTGGGAAGGTATGGAGAAAAGAATTAAAAACCTAGAGGATGCAGTTGCAGACTTAAAAGGTGAAGAAAAAGATACTGAAGAAGAAGTTGAAGAATTAGCTGAGGAAGTTGAAGAAGTTGAAGAAAGAGGAACAACTCCTAAGTCTATTAAAACTACAGAAGTAGTTGAATTCTCAGCAGAAGACGAATTAACTAAGTTAAAAGAAGAAAACGAAAAACTAAAGACTGAGTTGGCTTCACAACCTGCTTCAGCACCTTTAGATACAAACAAGTTCAGTTCAGATAGAAAGCCAATGGCTAGAAAAGAATATAACAAACTATCTAAAAGAGAAAAGTTCTTACACGATTTAAATAAATAATAATTAATAAATAAAAAACAAAAATTATGGCTTTCACTACGACAAGCAACTATGCAGGAAAGGCAGCAGGATTTTACATCTCAGCAGCTTTAAACCAAGCAAACTCACTAGACTACTTAACTATGATTGAAAACATCAAGTTTAAGTCTAACATTCAAAAAATGGCAGGTTCATCTTTAGTAGCAGACGCTACTTGCAACTTTGACGGAGCAGGTACTTTAGCACTTACTGAAAATGTACTTACACCAAAAAATCTACAAATCAACTTAGACCTTTGCAAGGCTACTTTACTTGACAGTTGGGAAGCATTACAAATGAGAGCAGGAGCAGGAGCACCACCACCTGCAAGTTTTGATGACTATGTAATTTCTTATATGGGAGAAATTATCGCTAATGGAGTTGAGGCTTCAGTATGGTCAGGAACAGGAGCAACAGGAGGAGAATTTGAAGGGTTCTTAACAGCTACTACAGGAGCATTTGCAGTAGATGGTACAGTAAACACTTCAACTGCTTCAGGTGCTTACACAGCAGCTAACATCATTGCTAACTTACAAACTTTAACAAAAGATATGGCAACTGATATTTCAGCAGTATTGAGAAAAGAAGACTTACATATCTATATGTCTCCAAAGACTTATGCTTTATATATTTCAGCAGTATCTACTTTAGGATATGTTAATGCTTACAATATGAACGGAGACTATGCACCTGTATTTGAAGGGTACAAAATCGCTGTTTGTAACGGTATGCCAAACGACCAATTAGTAGCAGCAGAAAAATCTAACTTATTCTTTGGAACTGACTTATTAAGCGATCAAACAAGAATTGCTTTGATGGATATGGCTGCTTTAGATGGTTCTGACAATATGAGATTAGTTGCTCGTTACTCAGGAGGTGTTCAGTTAGGTATCGGAGCTGATATCGTACACCAATCATAATAAAATAAATAATACGGAAGGAGGGGGTAAAACCCTTCCTCCCTTAACCTAAAAAAAACAAATAAAATGGCTTGTACAGCACTAACAAAAGGTAGGGGGCTCGACTGTAATCGTATCAGTGGAGGAGTAAAATTTATTTATTTCGGAGTTTACGACCAATTTGACGCACCAATAGACGGAACAGGAATTGTTGAAGCTTCAGGAGAAGTTACTGATATTGAAATGGGAGCTAATGTTCTTTACAGATATGCTATGCCTTTAGGTGTAGCTTCTGTTACAGATACAATAGTTGGAAGTAGAGATAACGGAACAATCTACTATACACCAACAGTTCAGGTATTATTCAACAGACTTACAAAAGAAGACCAAAATCAGGTTAAATTGCTAGGAGCTACAAAAGTAGTTATCTTTGCTCAATTAAACCAACAACTAGCTAACGGACACGATGTTATCGTGTGTCTAGGTAGAGTAAATGGAATGGAATTAAATGCAGGTACTATGGACAGTGGTGCAGCTTGGGGAGATAAAAACGGATATACTCTTACCTTTGACGGTATGGAAGCAGAACCGTTCCCAATGGTAGAAGATTACACTACAGACCCATTTGACAATGCAGCATTTACAATGGGAACAATCGTTACATCTTAGTAGTTTTCTTATATATTTCTTGATTAGGGTGGGCTTAGGCTCACCTTTTTCTTTTTATTACTAACTGAATACAAATAAATTCAGCTTATTTCTATTATATAACAGACAAACTAACTATGATACAAGCAATAACAGAAACTAACTTAGAGATAAATGTGCAGACTGAGGATAATCGTATAGATACTTCTGTAGCTTCTACTCAAATAAGACATTTGTTTAAGTTTACAAATGACTTAGATAAGTCAGTTTATTATGCTTACGCTTTTGTTGAAAATATAAAAGCAAGATTTACAGAAGCGTTATTTGTTTATCAATTAACTCCAAATTTATATGCAGGTCAGATTAACTTTTTACCTTCAGGATATTGGAAGTATGAAGTTTACGAAGTTAGTTGGATTGGAACAGTAACAATTAGTATAGGTAATGCACCTGCAACAGAAGATGATGTTTTAAGTCCTGCTGCTAACGATAAAGGAGTAGTACAGGGGTTAGTAACTAAAGGCAAAATGAACGTATCAGAAAAAGATGGAACGCAGCAAGTTCAATACACACAAAGAGAAGCACCGATAGAAAATAATTATATATATTACGGTCAATAGAAATTAAATAAATAAAAAAAAATGGCAATAGAAAACGTACAACAATTATTAACTGAGCAACTAGGAAAAAATAGATGTGATGTTATTACAACAACAGCAATGACTGATAAAGACTATTATGCAGTTTACTTTGTTACAGAAAGCGTTATAGCTTCTATAACTGCTGCTAATATTCAAACAGGAACAGGAAGCTCAGCTGCAAGGCTTCATACGACTATCGCAGCAGGAACGACTTTATTTCTTGCAGTATCAGCTATTACTTTAACAAGTGGTATTGCTATTTGTTACTATGACCAAGTAATATAATGAAGTTAGCACTAGGAATGTCTTTACCTTCTAGTAATAAAGGAGGATTAACACCTGTACAAAAGCAAGTAAATGACTTTAAGGTTAGAGTTGTTGCTGATGGAGGTGTATTTGAGGCTAAGGCTTGTTTAGAAGCACAATTAACAATTTTAAGTAATATAGCATGAGTTTATTAGATGATGTAAGTATTGTAGTAACTCCTAACGGATATAAGGCAGGAGAATTGTATGCAGTTATTCCTAGTAATGGAGATGCAGATATGGATGTTACTAGAGCAACTGCTGCTACAAGAGTAGATGAAGATGGTTTAGTAAATTATACTGAGGTTATAGGTGCTGAAGAAGTAACTAATGGAGATTTTAGTAATGGATTAACAGATTGGACTGAAAACGGAGGTAGTTATGCAACTATTGTTAGTGGTGCTTTAAATTCAAACAATTCTGATGCAGGTAATTGGTATGCTGAAAATATTAGTCAGAATGTTAGTTTTGTAAATGGTACTACTTACAAACTTACTTTTAAAGCGAAAAATATTAGTGGCAACTTAAATTTGAGAATTACTCAAGGTGCTAATGCTATGGCTTCATTAGACCTAACAAGTACATTTGTTGATTACACTTATTTTTATACTGCTAATGCTGATAATGGTAGTATCAGAATTTTTTGTAATAGTGCAGTTGGACAATTTGAAATTGACAACATATCAGTAAAAGAAGTTACAAGAGATAATGTACCTCGTATAGACTACACAGGAGGAGGTTGTCCACATATATTAGCAGAGCCACAGAGGACTAACTTATTTGAATATAGCGAAAGTTTTAATGAAAGTGAATGGAGTAGAACTTCTGTTACGGTTGTTGATAATAGTTCTCAATCTCCTGACGGAACAAACAACGCTTCTCTTTTATATCCAAGTAGTAGTGGTGATTACAGATATATGCACAATTCTACGACAGCCTCTAGTTCTACATATACTATTAGCGCATTTGTTAAAGCAAGTGGTAAAAATGTCGTATGGTTTTATATTAATTCAGCTTCAAACAATGGATTTATTTACTACGATTTAAGCGACCAAACTACACAAGTAGTAGCGGGAAGTGTGGGAACTCCAACTGCCACAATCATATCTTATGGTAATGATTGGTATAAAATAAGTTTTACAACAGGAACTGCTGTTGCCTTAGCAAGTGGAAGTGGAATAGGCGTGTCTGATGCAAAAGGAGACCCTGCTGTTACTACTAATGGTACTGATGGAGTTTTAGTTTGGGGATTACAATTAGAAGCAGGCTCTTACGCAACATCATACATTCCAACATCAGGAAGTACAGTAACAAGAAACCAAGACATCTTCACAAGAGATGGTATAGGTAGTTTGATTAATAGTACAGAGGGGGTTCTCTTTGTTGAGATGGCTTTACTTTCTGATGAAGACAGTAATAAATATATGAGTATATCAGATGGTACAGATGATAATAAGATACAAATTGATTTTGACTATTCTTTATCAAGATTACAATATGTGGTAAAAAAAGATGCGGGTGTGCAAGCCAATTTGAAATTACCATACACAGGTACAAATATGGATAAAATAGCAGTTAAATGGAAGGTGAATGATTTTGCTGTGTGGTTAAATGGCGTAGAGATTGGAACTGATACAAGTGGTTTAGCACCGATAGGATTAAATACTTTAAATTTTAGTTCTTCAGGTAGTAACCATTTCCAAGGCAAAGTAAAACAACTACAAGTATACGATACAGCACTAACAGATACTCAATTAGCAGCCTTAACTTCATAATATGAATATATATAAATTACAATACGACACAAAAGCAGAAGGAGATGCTGACTTACTTGCTAAAGGTACTTATGAAGTAATAACTGAAGAAGGAGTTACTCAAGATGTTTACAGAAATGGAACACAAGCAATCGTGTATCTTGGTAAGATAGTAGAGATACCTGCAACTTATGATAAAGATGGTAAAGAATTAACACCTCCTGTATATTATAGTGGAGTATTTTACGACCTAATGACTACAGAAGAATTTGACTTTGGAATACACGAGTTATTTCCTGTAGATTGTGTACATTCGTTCTTAGGTTATGAAAAAAACGCAGAAGGTACAGATGTAGACCCTGATGAATTAATAATAGAATAAAATGGATAAAATACTTAGTATAAACTTAGAAACATCAACAGCTCCAATAGTACAAGAAGTAAGAGGAAGGGACTATATAGAGTACGGAACAGAAGATTGGAGAAACCTTTACCCTCAGTTCTTAATTGACCTTTATTATAATTCTAGTACACACGCTGCAATTATTAACGCTACAGCTGAAATGATAGCAGGAGAAGATTTAGTATGTGAAGAAGATGATACTAATTTAGAAAATTACGTAAAGCTTAAGAAGTTTCTAAGGCACGCTAATTCTAACGAAAGTTTACACCAAGTAATAAAGAAAGTAGCTTTTGATTTTAAACTTCAAGGAGCATACGCTTTACATATTGTATGGAATAGAGAAAGAACAGAAATAGCAGAGCTTTATCACGTGCCTGTAGAACGTGTAAGAGCAGGAAGACCAAACGCAATGGGTAAGGTTGATACTTACTTTATAAGTGCTGATTGGGGAAACACTAGAACAAATAAACCATACCCTGTACCTGCTTTTAATGTGAACGATAGAACTTCAGGAAGTCAGCTACTTTACACAGGTGCTTATAGTCCTAATATGGATTGCTATCATACACCTGATTATTTAGCAGCTAACAATTGGTGCTTAGTAGACCAAAAGGTTGCAGAGTTTCATTTAAACAATATAGAAAATGGATTTAGTGGGAGCTATTTTGTTTCTTTTGCTAATGGTATTCCTACGCAAGAAGAAAGAAGACAGATAGAACAAAGTTTAGTAGAGAAATTTACAGGAGCTTCAAACTCAGGGAAGTTTATTTTAACGTTCTCAGATGATAAGACTAGAACACCTGAAATAACTCCTATAAGCGTTTCTGACGCAGATAAGCAATACTTAGCACTACAAGAGCTATTAGTTCAAAACATACTTACAGGACACCGTGTAACGTCTCCTATGCTTATGGGTATTAAATCTGATACAGGTTTAGGCTCAAATGTAGATGAACTTAATGCAGCAGGAAATTTCTATCTTAATACTGTTGTAAAGCCGTACCAATTACATATCTTAAATACTTTACAGACTATATTCTCAGTAAACAATATGGACTTACCTGTTCAGTTTGTACAATTAAAACCTATAACAGTAGAATTTACTTCAGAGGACTTAAAAGGAGTAATGACTGAAGATGAAATAAGAGAAGAAGTTGGATTAAAACCTTTAGCAGATGTAGAAGTTAGAGAAGACTTTGCAAGTGAAAAGACAGAGCTTGATAAATTTATTGAAGAATTTGGAGAAGATATTCCTGAAGAATGGGAATTAATAGAAGAAGAAGTAGTAGATGGAGAACACCAAGACTTTAACTATGAAGAAGTATTGAACGAATTAATGAACGAGAAGTTAGAACTAGCTTCAACAGGTAGAGCTATTCCAAGTCGTAAGTCAGAGCAAGACGGACTATCTAAAAAGTCTTTTGATTACTTTAGAGTAAGATATGTTTACGCTAATGACAATTTCTTAGAAAACAAATCAGGAAGTAAAAGAGATTTTTGCAAAAAAATGGAAGCTGCAAAAAAGCTGTATAGGAAAGAGGACATAATTAATATGGGTAAAATACCTGTAAATGCAGGATTTGGTATTGACGGAGCAGCTACTTATTCAATTTGGCTTTACAAAGGGGGACCTCAATGTCATCACTTTTGGAGTAGAAGAATTTACAAAACAGTTATAGGAGAAAGTAAGACTACTAAAATAGAAGACGCTGATATGATTGGCTATACTAAAGCAAGGTCAGAAGGGTTTACTGCTAAGAAGAACGATAAGCTAGTAGCAACACCACCAAAGAAAATGAAAAATAACGGATATTACAACTAATTATGAGCTACGTATTATTTATATCAGAAGCAAAGCTAAAAGATAGCACAGCAATCAACTTAAATGTTGACCCTCAAATCTTGTTGCCTTATGTATTACAGGCACAGCGTATTTATATAGAACCAAAACTTGGAACTGACTTGTACCAAAAGTTAGAAACTGAGATAACAGCAGGAACTTTAACAGGAGCTTACAAGACTTTAGTAGATGAGTATATAGGCGACTGTTTACCTTCTTGGGCGTTTCATATGTGTATTCCTTATTTACGCTTTAAAACGGAAAACGGTAACATCTATTCTAAGACTTCTGAGACAGGAAATGCTTTAAGCACAGAGGAAGCTCAACACCTAAGAGAAGAAGTAAGAAACAATGCTGAATACTTTACAGAAAGAATGATACAGTATATCACTAACAATATAACTCTTTTTCCTGAATACAACACGAATAGTGGAGCAGACATTTCACCTGACCAAAACGCTTACTACAATGGTATGAACCTTGAAAGACCAATGAGACAGGGAACTAAACTTACATTGAGAAACTTTTTAAACGCTTCTGATTACTCATAATGAAAAGACACTACAAACCGAAAACTAAAAATGTTACTAAGTTAAAATCCTACTTAGATAAAAAAACTAAACAAAATGACAGAAGTAAAAGATACTCTACAAGTAGGGTTAGCTAATTTTTCAGCTATTGGGTTCACTCTAGCAAGTGCAAATGAAATACTAAGTTTTATTGCACTAATACTTTCAATAGCATATACTATATATAAATTCACTCAATTTGATAAAAATAACTAGATGGCTCGTAATGTTGTTACAAGCTCTTTTAAGAGCGTTAAAAAGAAACGAAAGGGAATACACTCCAAAAATGCAAGTAAAGGACAGAGCGGCTTTAAAAAAACCTACAGAGGTCAAGGTCGTTAATCTTTTAATTATAAGAGATACATTCACGGAAAAATCAACTATTGGTCGTTTGTTTATTAATGGTGAAAGTTTCTGTGATACATTAGAAAATCCTTGGATAGACAATCAAAGAAGTATTAGCTGTATTCCTAAAGGAAATTACAAAGTAAGACTTAGATTAGCAAGGGAAAGTGCGACAAGAGATTACTTACACTTATTAGTTCAAGACGTTCCTAATAGGGATTATATCTTATTTCATAGAGGAAATACAGCTAAAGATACAAGCGGCTGTATTCTAGTAGGAAATGGTCGTGAACAAGACATTGTTGAAAACTCTCGCTTAGCTATGGATTTAGTTATGCAAGAAATTATATATTTGGGCGGTGAAAATATTAACTTAATAATTAAAAATAAATAATATGAAAAAGTTTTTTGAAAAGTACCTTATCGGACAGATGTTAAAATCTAAGAAGTTTTGGTACGCAATCGGTTCAGTAGTAGTTCCTGCTTTAGTTACTTACTTAGGAGTTGATGAAACTACTGCGACAGAATTGTATCACGCAATCTTAGTTCTTATCGTTGGACAGGGAATAGCTGACGTTGCTAAAAAGTAACAGATACAGATTAAAGCCACACGAAATAGTGGCACTTGAAAAAATGCGAGAAGCCGAGACTAGAAATGTTCTAGTTATTGGCGACTTGCACGAACCTTTCTGTTTAGATGGCTACTTAGACTTCTGTATAGAACAATACTATGCTTATAATTGCACAGAGGTAGTGTTTATAGGCGATGTAATAGACAATCACTACAGTTCTTATCACGAAGCTTCAGCAGACGGAATGGGTGGTTTAGATGAGCTTGAATTGGCTATTAAGAAAATAGGTAGATGGAGAGACGCTTTCCCTATGGCTACAGTTATAATAGGAAATCACGATAGAATTATAATGCGTAAAGCTCAAACCTCTAGCATTCCTTCTAAATGGATTAAGTCTTTCAAAGAAGTATTAGAAACTCCTGATTGGAACTTTATAGAACGATACGAAACAGACGGAGTACAGTATATACACGGAGAAGGAGGTACTGCTAGGACTAAATGTCGTGCTGATATGATGAATACCGTACAAGGACATTTACATACCCAATGCTATACAGAACACTATGTAGGTAAGAAGTTCAGAGTTTATGGAACTCAAGTTGGTTGTGGTATCAATCACAAGTCGTATGCTATGGCTTACGCTAAATATGGTAAAAGACCTGCTGTTGGCTGTGCAGTTGTGTTAAATAACGGTCAAACTCCACTCAATTTGTTAATGCCTTTATAGGTTTTTAACCCTTTTTTCAACCAATTTTAATCTTTTTTTAAATTTATTTTAGTATCATTTACTAGATAAGGGATAACTTTTTTTAATATTTTTAGTTAAAAAGTATGTTAAAAGTTTGGTTAGTAAGTTTTTTATTGTATCTTTGTCCTGTCAATAATTAAAAGACAATAAAACAAAATTAACTAAAAAGAAAAAGAAAATGTCAAAATACACAATTTACTCAAACAAAGAAGATTGGAGAAATCTTTACAAAGAATTTGAAATCCTTAATGATGTTTACGGTTTTAATGTAGACATAAAAAGAGTTAAAAGGTCAACCTCTTATGACACAATGTGGTCTATGTTGCAACTAATGAAAAGAAAAGTAAATCTTATATAATTAATCAGGGGGTGTAAAAACCCCCACAAATAATCAAGAAATGAACTACAAAATCGTAAGCAAAAACACAGGAGCTACTTACTTCTTAAATGAAAAAGAATATGAAACATTCTTATCAAAAAACAAAATGTACATAGATGGTTGGTTTAAATATGAAATACACAATCTAACTAAAGAGAAAGCAAGAAGAAGGAATAAGATGTTAGATGTAGTTGCTTACTTATGTATAATAGGTGCTTCAATCTTAGCTACATTAATTTACATTCAAAACTATTAAGATGACTAGACTAGACGCAGAATACATAGAATACAATACATTGAACTTAATTTGTCAAGACTTCTTTTATAAGGGAGACGGCTACACAAATGAAGCCACTTGGGATTACAACCTATTCATTTTGAATAATGATGTAAAAGGGAACGAAAGGTCTATAAGGATTTATGGAACTAAGGAACAGATAGATTTATCATCAGTTGAATACAGTAAGAAGAATGGACTTATGCTTGATGAATGTTACAACTACAAAGTTGAGCCTAAAGGTTCATATTGGAATAACATCTTGAATATAACAGATGAAGACAATCAGAAGGTAATAGATAAACTAAAACACTACAACAAGCTTTATAACCAAAAGGGTAGAAAAGCATTAATATTAAGAATAAGATAATGAAAACAGAAGCACTAAAAGAAAAGTACATTAAGTACAATCTAACCAAAGATGATGTCTTTAAACATCAGCACTATATCATCTTGACAAGAAGCGGTATTGATAAGATACAGGCTTTGGAAAACATCAACATAGACTATGATGTAATTAAATGTGAAAAAGATTTTTGCGTAGTAAAAGCCAATGCAAGAAAAGAAGGTAAGGCAATTCAAACTTTTGGCTCAGCTTTAAAAGGAGCAGGGTTTAAAGACGGTAACACTAACACTTGGTACACTATGGAAATGGCAGAGAAAAGAGCTATGTCAAGAGCAGTCCTTAAACTTACAGGGTTCTATGAGCTTGGAGTATTTGGAGAAGATGAAGCAGAAGATTTTAAAAAGAGTAATAACTAAATAAATAAATAAAAATGGAAATAACAGGAAAACTAGTAAAGAAACTTGAATTAGAAACAGGAACATCTAAAGCAGGTAAAGAATGGAAGAAGCAATCAATAGTAATTGATACAGGTGGAGAGTTTAACAATGAAGTATGTGTAAGCGCCTTTGGTGATAAATTGAAACAAATGAACAAACTAGAAATAGGTATGGAAGTATCAGTACTTTGTAATGTTTATTCAAGAGAATACAACGGTAGATATTTTCATAATATAGATGGCTACTTTTTCACTAATCAGAGTAATAAGTCTCCACACAAAATGACGAGTGGAGAAGAAGATATGCCTTTTTAAGATGAATACAGAAGATAACTTTAAAAACCTTTGCGACCTCACTACAGATTTAGTAGGGTTGCCTAAGGGCTCTCTAGCTTTAAAAAGCAGAAAGTTAGAATATCAAGTGCCTAGAATGATTGCAGCTATGGTTTCAAGAATTGAAGACGGAACACACAGAGAAGTAATTGCCAAAGTATTGGATAGAGACAGAACAAGTGTTAATCATTATGAAGTTAGACACGCTCTTAACTATGCTTCTTTTCCTAAGTATAGAGATACATTTAATTTAATTTACAATGCTTATTCAGAAATTAAAGATGCAAAATATACTTTTAAAGATATGTATCATTTAAAGAGATATTTAAAGGATAATGATATATACGATAGTAAAAAACATCAGACAACTATTCGTATTAGTTGCGGTAAGTTTGGAGTAGATATAAAAGTTTCTTACAGAGAGTTCTATAATAAATTTGAATTATGTAAGTTAGCACTTAAAAATTATAAATACGAAATAGAAGTTATATGAAAGAAAAGCCAAGTTACTATGCAATAATACCTGCTGAAGTAAGATACAGTAAAACATTAACACCTAACGCTAAATTACTTTATGCAGAGATTACTGCTCTTTGCAATATGAATGGTAAATGCACAGCTTCAACAGAATACTTTTGCAGACTGTATGAAGTAAGTAGAGCATCAATTCAAAATTGGCTTAAAATGTTAGATGATAATGGTTATATAATAAGGGTCTTAATATATAGACAAGGTAGTAAAGAAATATTGTCTAGGTACATTAAATTAGTGGACAAGCCTAGTCTAAAAATGTGTACAGATAATACTAATATAAATATAACTAATACTAATCTTACAGATAGTAATAAAAAGGCGTTCTTTAAAAAACCAACTGTTGAAGAAGTTCATCAATATTGTAATGAAAGAAAAAATAAAGTATGTGCAGATGCCTTTATTGATTTTTATGAAAGCAAAGATTGGATGGTTGGAAGTAATAAGATGAAAAATTGGAAGGCTTGTGTTAGAACTTGGGAAAAAAGAGAAAATAGAAATAATAACACTTTACCACATAGACATCAGAAAGGTCAAGATTATGGTGACGGAACATTTTAAATTATGAGAACAATAGAAGATACATTTAAACAAGCTGACTTTCTTAAACCTAAAGTTTACAACAGGTATAAGCTAGGAACTAAAGAAGAATTAAAAGAAATGTTTATTAAGGCTTTTGAGTATTATGACAGAACTATTGATAAGTATGAACATCTTCCTGCTTATGATGAAATTATTGATTGGATGGTAGACACAAGAGGTAGAGGTCTTATGCTTATGGGTGAATGTGGATTAGGTAAATCAACTATCTTAAATTATGTAATACCTGCTATATTCAGAACCAAAACAAATAAGGTGTTAAGGAGTGTACCTGCTAAAGAATTAGCAGCAGTAGAAAAAAACGTTGCACCATTTATTATAATTGATGACTTAGGAACTGAAAGCATTAAGAATGATTACGGTACAAAGATAGACGCTGTTGCTGACGCTATTTCTTATGCTGAAGACAGTTCAAAGACTTTACTAATAACAACTAACCTATCTCCAAAATCACTTAAAGAAAGATATGACGAAAGAACTTTGGATAGACTAAGAAAGTGTAAGGTAGTAATTATTAAAGGAAACAGTTTTAGAAATTAAAAATAAATAAAATGAAATTAACAGATTATGAATTAGAAGATGTAAAGTCTTGGGATTACCCTGATTTTTGTGATGCTTTTATAAGTTACGCAGAAGATGAAAATGGAAAAGAACTTACTGAAGAACAGATACAGAAATGGACAGAAAACAATGAAGATGTTTTTTATGAAATGATATTAGATTTTTTAAGATGAAGATATTAACAATCGTGTGGGGAATAATAATTTTACTTTGTATTTTAGAAGCTTATTTTTGTTCTAAGTTTGAAAATGAAATTTGAACGAAAATCACATAGAGAAAGACAGAACAAAGCCTTAAAACAGTTTTGCAATCATTTTGATTTGACTTATGGTTCACATCAGGAATATGCTCACATAGACGCAGTTCTTTATAACAAAGGAAAAATTACAGGATTTGCTGAAGTAAAAGGAGTTCATAAAAATATAGAGGACGGACAAGATGTTATTGTAGCAATGCGTAAAATTGTAAGAGCTCAACAACTTCAAGTCAATAGTGGGAAACCTGTAGCGATTATATGGGCTTTCAATAATGCTATTGTCTATGAAAGAATAAACAACTTGAAAGGTATCTTTTATTATGGAGGTAGAGCAGTCAGAGAAGGAAGCACCTTTGACCAAGAACAACTCGTTAAAGTATTAATTAAAAACTTAATAAGAATTGAAGAAGACAGTCAGTAAATTAAAAAAGGAACTTGACAAGTGGTTCAGTCTTTACATAAGGCTTAGAGAAGCTAACGAATACGGAATGTGCCAATGCTTCACTTGTGGAATAGTAAGACACTACAAAGAAGGTATGCAAAACGGACACTTCCAAAGCAGGAAACATTTATCTACAAGATTTGATGAGGAAAATTGTCAGGTGCAATGTGTGAAATGTAATGTTTATGCTTGGGGAGAACAGTACAAATTTTCGTTAGCTTTAGAGGGAAAGTATGGAGAGGGTAAAGCTGAAGAATTACAATACTTAGCTAGAACAACTGTAAAGATAAGTCGTGTTGAATATGAAGAAAAGATAAGTTATTACAAATCGCTTGTTGATAAGTTAAAAAAAGAAAAAGGAATTGAGTAAACTTTTTTGTTAAGTTTGGCGTATGATAGAACCGATATACGCAAGTGAGGAACACAAGAACATAATTGAAACTTATATATCTATGTGTACTGAGTTTGCAAAAGATGTAAGTTCAAAATCAAGATACAATAATTATTTAGATGTAGTAGATACTATCTTGGAATACCACAACAATTATGGCAAAGGAGTTAGAGAAAATAATTGGTACGATTGGATGATGGTAATACCTATAAACCTTTCAGTAGCTACAAATGGTTTCTTTGCAGGGCTTGAAACTAAAACAAACGCTCCTACACTTAGAGCTTATAAAACTGTATTAGATGAAATGGTTTTTGATGTAGTAGATAAGATAGACACTTTAGAACAAATAAATGACTGATATATATGCAGAAATATCTAAGCTAAGTTCTTTCTTTAGAAATATGTGTTATGGTATAACGCAAGATGAAGAAGCTATTAATGACGCTTGTCAAGAAATGTTCTTGTATTTCCTACAGATGAACCCTGAAACATTAAAAAACATTTATGAAAAAGATGGTATCAAAGGAATAAAGGGTTACGGTGCAGTAGTATTAAGAAGAAGTTTGACAAGTGTAAGAAGTCCTTTTTATTATAAGTATAAGAAGTACTACACTAATTTAGTAGGAGTGTATATGGTAAGCTCTAGTCAGAACGCTTTTCATAATAGTATCTATAACTTACCTGAAGAAATAGAAGACAATTACAAATGGACTAAGCTAGAAGAAATTGACAAAGTATTAGATAAGCAAACTTGGTACGATAAAAAGATATTCGAGTTATATTACTCAGGGGAGACACTAGACAGTCTAGCAAAGAAAACAGGAATAAGCAGAAATAGTTTATTTACTACAATAGATAAAGTAAGAGAGATACTTAAAAAAGAATTGAATGAATAAGTTCTTTGTACCTAACGAAGTCTATGAAGATAGAATAGCAATTTGTAAGGGATGTGTTTACTATAAATCTTTATTAGGAAATTGCTCCATTTGTAAATGCTTTATGAAAGTGAAAGCACGAATAGCACCTATGGCTTGTCCTCAGAAGTATTGGGATAAAACAACAGAAGTAGAAACTCCTGAAACTTTACCTCAGGAAATAGTAGATGAAATTTTAGATATGTGGGAAGACTTAAAAACAGGTAGAGCAAAAGACCAAGCAGCTAAAAAGAGAATGATTGAAACATATAACACAATTTACAATACAAACTATGGAGTAAGAACGAATTGCGGTTCGTGTATTTCAACTTGCTTTGATGGGATAAAAAAACTATATAAAGAATATGCTAAGGGCTAAACTTAACTTAAATAACAATGTGGTTATTTTCTTATTTTTTTCTGAACCCTTAGCGTATTTAAAAAAAAATGAACCGAATATAAATACTAATTGGCTCAATTAAAACAATAGATATGAAAAGAACTTATAAAACAATTAAATGGGTATTAAACAACCACGTTAAAAAGAATGTCAGAAGTCTTTGGACTTGGGAGAACGATAACTTTACTTGTATTTTTGAAAATTACTCAGGTGATAGTCGCATTTATACACCGCATCAATTACTTAATCTTTTAAATAATGACACAGAACGAGAAACTAATTAAAAACCTAGAAACTATGCCAATAGACTTAGACTATAAAGCAACACCTGAACCAAGTTACTACTCAGGAAAGAAGTACGGTTACTCAGCAAGAAAAGTAGTTGAGGACTTTCAACCTGATAGCTACAACATAGGAACGGCAATCAGTTACCTCTTACGTGCAGGTAAAAAAGAAGGTAACCCTGCTGAACAAGATATACAGAAAGCAATAAACCATTTACACTTTGAGCTAGACAGATTAAGCAAATAAGATATGACACTATATACTTGCGAATGTGGAAACACTATGGAAATAGGAAAAGCTACAATAGTTCTAAGAGATAAAAAATGGGTATGCAAAGAAGCTCAATGCAGTTGTGGTAAGTATATGGATAGTAAACCAACAGACGGTATGCCTAACCTTAAAAGAACAGAACCTACTCTAAGTATAAAACGAGACAAGCTATGGGAAGGAGCAACAGAAAAGATAAGAAGCAAGACTGAGTAATGAAGTTTGTAATAAAAGACAATAGAGACAAGCAAAGCCTTTTTAGTTACCTAAAGGAATTAGAGAACGACTACATAGTAAGTGTAAAGAAACAAAGAAACACTCGTAGCAATATGCAGAACAGTTACTATTGGAAATGTATCGTACAAGGACTAGCAGAAGAACTAGGATATTTTCCAAACGAAATGCACGATGCTTTAAGAGCTAAGTTCTTGTCTGAATATGAAATGATAAGTTTTAATGATAATCAAATAGCAATAAATAAAATAGGAAGTACAACAGCTTTAAACACTAAAGCCTTTGAGCAATATACAGAGCAAATAAGAGTGTGGGCTTTAACTGACTTAGGGATTAGACTAATGCTTCCAAACGAATACGAATGAATATAACAAACGAATGTAATATGGAGTTAATGTCAAGGTATGAAGATAATCACTTTGACTTAGCGATAGTAGACCCTCCTTATGGAATAGGTGTTACTAAAAATAAAAGATTAAATAATATATCTAATAAGGATTGGGATAATGAAATTCCTAAAAAAGAGTATTTTGAAGAATTAAAAAGAGTAAGTAAAAACCAAATCATTTGGGGAGGTAATTATTTTATAGAGCATTTAAGTAATACAAGATGTTATCTAAATTGGGATAAATTAAACCATTCTGATACTTATGCTGATTGTGAAATGGCTTGGACTTCTTTTGATAAAAATGCAAAGATTTTTAAATATATGTGGGATGGTAATAGATATGGTTTTATTGGAGCTATAAAAGGTGTAGGTAAAAAAAGTATAAGAATGCATCCAACACAAAAGCCTATTGCATTATACGAATGGCTTTTAATGAACTATGCAAAGGAAGGAGATAAGATACTAGATACACATCTTGGAAGTGGTAGTATAGCTATAGCCTGCCATAATTTAGGTTATGATTTAACTGCATGTGAATTAGACAAAGAGTATTATGAAGCAGCTATGAAAAGAATAGAAAAACATAAGCAGCAATTAACTATGTTTTAAATAAATAACAATTATTTCTATTATATAATACGGATTGAATAATCAATCTATTTCAATTATGGATAAACGAATAAACAATGGCGGTGCTAGAAAAGGTGCAGGACGAAAGTCTAAGGCAGCAGAACAAAAGTTAATAGAGAACTTAACACCAATGAACGAGAAGGCTTTAAAGTCTTTAGAAAGTGGTATTGACAAGAAAGAACAATGGGCAGTCAAACTGTTCTTTGAATACTTTTATGGTAAACCTCAACAAAGGGTAGATGTTACAACAAATGATGAAAGTCTTAATGTACCTTTAATAACATTTGTAAACACTGATACTGAGTAATAAATATAACCCTCTATTTAATTCTGACGCTAGATACTTCATTATAACAGGTGGTAGAGGTTCAGGTAAATCTTTTGCTGTTACAGTCTTTTTAACTTTACTTACTATGTCTAAGAACATAAGAGTATTGTTTACAAGATTTACAATGGTATCAGCTCACCTATCTATCATTCCTGAGTTCTTAGAAAAGATTAGTCTGTTAGGCTTTGAAAACATCTTTAGTGTAAACAAAGCTGAGGTTTTAAATTTAGGAAACAAGTCAGACATTCTATTTAGAGGTATTAAGACATCAGCAGGAAATCAGACAGCAAGTCTAAAGTCATTACAAGGAATAAGCACTTGGGTACTTGATGAAGCCGAGGAACTTATTGATGAGGATATTTTTGACACTATTGATTTGAGTATTAGAGAAAAGGGAATACAGAATAGAATTATACTTATACTTAATCCTGTTACTAAAGAGCATTGGATATACAAAAGGTTCTTTGAGGACAAAGGAGTTGAAGCAGGTTTTAACGGCTTTAAAGACAATGTATGCTATATACATAGTACATACCTAGACAACAAAGATAATCTCTCACAGAGCTTCCTAGAGCGTATTAAGACTATAAAGCATAGAAACTTTAAAAAGTATCAGCACAAAATTCTCGGAGGGTGGTTAGACCGTGCCGATGGTGTCGTGTTCACCAATTGGTCAATAGGAGAATTTAATCCTGATGGCTTACAAACTTCTTGTGGAATGGACTTTGGTTTTAGTGTAGACCCTGACAGCCTTACAGAAGTAGCTATTGACAAAAGGAAGCGTAAGATATATTTAAAAGAACATATCTATAAGAATGGTATAAAGTCAAATGAGTTGGCTAAAATCATATTAGACAAAGTAGATAACAAACTTATCATTGCTGATAGTGCAGAACCAAGACTAATAGCAGACCTTAGACACTTAGGGGTAAACATCAAGCCTGTAAAAAAAGGAACTATTGAGAGTGGTATAACTCGTATGCAAGACTATGAACTTATAATAACTCCTGAGAGTACAAACATAGCTAAAGAGTTAAACAATTACATATACGCTGACAAGGGTTCTAAGCTTTATGTAGATAACTACAACCACGCTATTGACGGTATAAGGTATAATGTTATTTATCACCTAGACAATCCAAACGCAGGTAAGTATTATGTGCAGTAAACTAAAAACAACAAATTTCTATTATATAACAGATGAAAGTAAAAGTCAAAAAGGAAGGTAAGGTAAAAGAGTTCAAATTGATTAACAGTTGGGAAGATGTAACTCTTGAGAAATGGTTGCAACTTATTGACTTTGAAACAGGTAGTAAGACAGAAGAAGCAACTGAAACAATAGCAGCGTTATCTAACATTCCTAAGCAGTTAGTAAAGGAATTAGCTTTATCAGATGTTGCAGTTATAATGAGCAGGATAGCAGAGCTACAACAAAAGCAAGATACAAAGCTTAAAAGGATAATTGAAATAGATGGAGTTGAGTATGGTTTTCACCCTGATTTGAATTCAATTTCTCTCGGTGAATATGCCGATTTGGAAACTTTTATTAAGGGTGGAATAGAAAAGAACTTACCTGAAGTAATGGCTGTCCTTTACCGTCCTGTCAAATTGAAGAAGAATGATATTTATATTATTGACGCTTATGATGGAGACATACGGCTTAGGACAGAAGAAATGAAAAAGATGTCAGCTCAACAAGTGCAAAGTGCATTGGTTTTTTTTTACACTTTAGGGAAGGAGTTGTCAGAGATTTTGCCATTGTATTTGATGGAGCAGCTGAAGGAAACGAAGACGCAATAGCAACAGAGAGCTTTGCAGAGAAGTGGGGTTGGTTTGGTGTGATGTATAGATTAACAAATGGTGAGATAGTAAACTTAGAAAGAATAACGAATTTAGGACTGTTAGAGTGCTTGACTTGGTTAAGTTATGAGACAGACTTAAACTCACAAAATAAAGTAAAAAGAAATGGTGAATAATAAGACTTATAATAATGTAGTAAACACTTTGCTTAGACTAGGCGAGTATCACGAACAAATAAGCACTACTTCAGTTGGAGACATTTATGACATCAATCTTGAAGTTATGGAGAAGTTTCCATTAATGCACGTAAATCCAACATCAGTTGAAACAGGTGATAGTCAATTGACATATAACTTCCAAGTGTTTATTATGGATATGGTATCTGAAAAGTCAGATTGGCAAACTAAACAGCACGAGCTTTTAACTAAGCTTGTAAACACAGAGAATAACGAACAGGAAGTATTCAATCAGACACTAGCTATTTGTACAGATATTATAGGTATGCTAAGACATAGTTCAAGACAATCAATAGAAGGGGTTAATGATATAAACGAACCTATCTACTTTACACAAGACCAATTCACAATAGAGCCGTTTCAGGAACGTTTTGATAACTTGTGTTGTGGGTTTGTATTTAATATAGGTGTATTAGTTCAGAATGATTTTCAGACTTGTAATATTCCTGTAAATACAAGTGGTGCAGGTTACTAATGCTAAAGTTCAAGATAGGAAGACTAATAGTTCAAATAGGATGGAAGAAATTTAAAATAACAATAAAATTATAAAATGGCAGATTTAACAACAACAATCACAGAGAATGTCGTATTGAACGGCTCAGTCAGAGGTTCTACAAACACTTTAACAACTACAGGAATAGTAGATGTATTTGAAAGAATTTTAACTTGTACTCACACGCAGACTACAACAGTAGCAGTATTTAATTCAACTCCTCACGGAGCAGATGGAGCTTTAGATGTAGAGAACTGTAAATACTTAAGAATAACTAATTTAAGTGATGACCAAGATATGAAAGTAGCTTATGTAACAGCAGCTACTAATTATCAAGTAACAGTAAGAGCAGGTGGTTCACATATCTTATTCCAAGCTGAGGAAGCATTAATTGGTGAAGAAGATGCATCTCCTGCATTTCCTACATTAGAAGATTTAGTTACTGTAGAGGTAAGACCTTCAGCAACAACTGATGTTCAAGTAGAAGTCTTTGCAGCACTAGTGTAATGAATACAGAAGCTCTTGAAAGATACCTTAATAGCTTTGGAAAACAAGTAGTAAACAGAGCAAAAGGAAATTTACAAAAAGCTAAAGGCGGTGGCACTAATTTAGAAAAGTCATTAAGCTTTAAAGTAATTACTTCTCCTGAAGGGTTTAGTGTACAATTCTATATGGATAGTTACGGTACTTTTGTAGATAAAGGAGTTTCAGGAACAGAAGTAAAAAGAAGTTTTAAAGATTATAAGGGTAGAACAATTTCAAGTCCTTATAAGTACACTACAAAGCAACCACCTAGCAGAGTGCTTGATAAGTGGATAGTAAAAAAAGGAATTGCTCCAAGAGATGAAAAAGGTAGATTTATGTCTAGGAAAAGCATATCTTTTTTAATAGCTAGAAGTATTAAGAGAAAAGGAATACAAGGAATAAGTTTCTTTCAGAAACCTTTAATGTTAGGTTTAAAGCAGTTTGGAAAAGAAATGTTAGGAGCAGTAAAAGATGATATTATTAACGGATTAACAACAGTAAAATAAATGGCAACACTAATAGAACAAAAACCTTTATACACTCAACTTCCTGTAGGTCAAGAGGTAATTTTTG